TTTTTAAATATTTTAAAATTGTTTCAATTTCATATACAGGAAATAAAAACCAAGCATCATCAATTCCTTTTTGGCCAACCATTTCAATATTAATTTCAAAACAATTATATTCTGAAACTTCATGATCAAAATGCCATCCAATACCAGCACAGAATTTAGCACCAGCTTCTTTTAACTGTTCTTTAATTTCATATGTTTTACCAGCAACTACCCAAGCTTTACCGTCTTCAGAAAAACCAATTGACTTAAAAAACTTTTTATTTCTCTCATCTGCCTTGGCTTTCATTTTAGCTAATCTTCTATCAACTAATTTCTGGGCATATTCTGGAGTCATTTCTTTCCAAGTAGTTGTATAAAAACCACTACCTCCACATAAGAAACAAACACCAGCTGCTACATGTGAATAATAATTAATATAGCCTCTACCGCCACATTTTGGACAGACGTCATCTTTCCAATATTTTGTTCCATTTTTATCTGTCTTAATCAAATAAGCAGTCATTAGTTATATGCCTCCTCAGTTAAGAAATCATTAACAACATCAACTAAACCATATTCAACAAATGGATATAATGTATTAAATGCTTTTTCAAAACTTTCACGATCAACAATTCTAGAATCTTTTGTATCATAATCAACAACAATTTCTAATTTATTTAACATATCAACTAATTGCATTACAATATTTAACTGAGAAATAAATTCTCTAGTTTCTTCAATTGATACGGTACCAATTGCTGCCCAATTAACACCCCAAATAATTGGCTTATCATCAAGAAAGCAACCAGACTTCCTAGAAATTTCACAGTTCCAATTTTTACGACGATTTAAATCATTTAAAACAGATGTTAACACATCAAGTCTAGCATTTTTAACAATAGTCATTTTAAGACCTCCTTAGTCATAAATATTTCTTAATTTTAATTCTGAATAAACTTTTTTAATAAATGTTTTATAAGGAACAAAAACTTCTCCAATATAATCACCATTATCAGCAAAATTATCAGAATACTCTTTCATATTAGCTAAAACCTCATCTTTAATATCATTGCTATCATAACAATAACAATTTACCATTTCTTTAAAGGTTTCAAAATCATCACCTTTAATATAATCATTTTCAAAGATATCGGTCATTTTAATAACTAATTCATTTAAGACCATTTTAATACCTCCTCAGTGATCACTCACAATAATATTATATCAAGTATTAAACTATTGTAAATAGCTAAAATAAAAAAAGTAAGTTTAATTACTTACTTTTTCAATTAATTGTTCAACTTGCTGTAATAGATCAGAATCAGTTTCTAATAATTGCTGCAAATTAGCTTGACCCTGTATTTTATCTTTAATTATTTCACCCGTATCTATATCCATGATAGTAAACCAAGCACCACGCTTTTGAATAATATCATATCTAATTGCAACTTCAATTAAATCTCCAACATAGTCAATTCCATCAGCATACATTAATCTGTAACTACCAACTCTTCGATTTGGTGGACAACTCTTATTTTTAGTCATTGACATTTCAACTATGTTACCAGCTGGAGCTTCAGAACTTCTTTTTATTTCATTACCCTTTTCATCAAGGAATGAACCTCTTCTGAATTCCATTCTTACTGCACAACAATGCTTCCAAGCTTTACCACCAGGAGTTGTCTGCATAGGGAACATACTTCCTATAACTTCTCTTATTTGATTAATACCAATGCCTGTACATCTGTGAGCGTGCATTAATACTTCAACTCGCTTACTGAATTTAGTCAAGGCCATTGATATTCCGCCATAAGTTTTATCTTCAATAGATTTATCCCATTCTTGTTGACTTAATAATACGCCAATGCTATCTAACACCCACAAACCGATTTCATCTGTTTCTATTGCATCACAAATGATTTGAAATATCTGTTCTGCTGACTGAGCTTTTGGTTGTAGCACATACATGCTCTCTACATCTACTCCAAGCTTCTTAGCCCATTCATAATCAAGGGTATTCTCAGCATCAATATAAAGTACACCTCTAGCATCTTCACCATGTTGATAATTTGCTACAATATCTAAAGCAGTAGTTGTTTTACCACCATGTTCTTCTCCATAGAACTCAATTAACTTACCTACTGGTAAACCTCCATAAGTACAGTAATTCATTCTAGGACTAGTAAATGGAATTCTTTTATAATTATAATCATTCAGCCCTATAGACATTATTTCTTCTTTAGCATCTTTATTTACTTGTTTAATTAGTTCATCCATCTTTGTCATTTTGTTCTTGGTTCCTCATATAAATTTATAGATTTATTATTTATTTGATTAGTAGGTTTTCTTTTTATAGTACAAATTGTACAATGTGTTCCATCACAATAGTTACATTTATATTTTTTTAAATAGTCTGACTCTTGCAGCTTATTATCATTATTCATATTACCTACCTCCTATATTAGTTAATTGTTGTTCTTGCATACGTCTACTAAGGACTTTTTTACATGATTGTAATAACTCTTGAGCATTTTCTACCTTTGATTTACAAATCTTATATGCACGAGAATAACAAATATTTGTTAATTGCTCTTGTTGACTTGCTAATTCTGCTTTGCTATTTTTATCATCAATAGTGCCTTTATCTAGCTCATTCCTTTTACTGTGGTACATCTCTTTCCAAACAGCTTTACTAATATCATCTCTAATACCAAGCTGCTCACATAAACCGCCAGCAAAATAAATATATGTAGATAAGTTTAAACAAAAATCATCCAATTCGGCGTCATTTGGAGGATTCTGGCCATCATTTAAACAATCCTTAATAAATAATACATACTGATCTAAATCATTCGTGTAGGGCTTTAAAATGCTTTCTACGACGTCATCAATTAATTTAGAATTGTTCTCTACATGTAGCTGAATATCTTTAATTTTTTCTAATTGTAAATTGTCATAAATGCTCATTTGTCGTCTTCCTTTATTTTCTCAAACCTTGCTAATGCATCTTTTATAAGTTTATCAACTTCTTTCGCATAATCGAATGGCTCTGGAGCAGGTGCATTTTTATAATATTGAGCAGTCCATTTATTCATAAATTTATTCAATTTAGTAGAATTACCAAAGACTTTCTTTAATATTGCCATTGCAATTCCTTTTTCAGGGTCAAAGGTTTCATTTTTTCCACACTTAACTACTGTCTTTGAGCCATCGAACCAAATAATAATTGTAGCTGGTTCATTAATAATTACTCGCTTAATATATACAGCGGCATTAAATGGAAAAGTAGTTACACTATTTAGTCTAGCAATTGCATCACTTATACAAATTCCAAAATCATCATTGCATAAATCATCTTTATTAATTCTTATTGTTGCAGAACTTGTAGGAAAACCAACTCCAATGCCATTACTAATATAAGTAGAATCGCTATAAAATATATCATTTTTAGTACTCATTTTTATTTACCTCCTTAAAAAATGATTCCATATTATATTCAAAGAAAACTCTTTTCTTTTTTCCTTCTATCTCAACAATTAACCCATCAACAATTGACCTATCTTGATTAAACTGTTCTTGAGTATAATCATATCTTATGCTTTTAACTCCAGCTAATCTCATACATTCTAAAGTCTCAATATCAATAAATTTAGTAACATCTTTATCTACCCACCAACACAATATACCAGCAAATACTCCTTTTATATCTGCTTTGCTTAATAAACCTTGCCACTGAGTATCTGTAATATTACTAAAAGGTAAGGTATTTCCATGAACAGATTTGCACTCTATATAATATTCATAGGGCTCTTTATAAACAATAAAATCGCAAATATTTTTACTTCCTGCAAACCCTGTTGTTTGATCATGAATTCTGTCTATAGACACATCTTTAACAGCTATAAAGGCTGCTTTCACAATATCTTCAAATTGTTTACCTCGATTAATTGCCATTTAACCTATTCCAACTTTCTCTAGCTTCTCGTTCAGTTTTACCCCATTCACCTTCTCTACCACAATCGCAAACTACTTTAATAAGTCCATTATTATGAACTCTATGTAATTTATTTCTTCCACAAATACATGAATTTATTTGAGGGAGCATTTTAAATCTGTTTGCATCAAACGGTCTTTTTGAATTCTTATATATGCTCATAAATCTTTCTCACACCTCTTTTTATATAAACAATAAGTACAAGCTTTTTTTGAAATTGGTTCTTTTGGTGGAACTTTATTATCATTTATATATTGGTCACACAAAATAATATATTCAGTTAATTTTTCTTTCATACTGTCTGTTACATGAAATAAATAACATTTCATATCTAAATTATCACGACTAATATATACAAATATAATATCAGTTAAACCAAATTCCAAACTATAAGTAATAGCTTGTTGATAGTGACTAGGATCAACATTACTTCTGTTATTCCATTTAAAGCTATTTTCGGTTTTAAATTCAATAATATAATATTTATTTTTATACTTAATTATACCATCACAAAGAAAACTGATGTTTAAATTTTTATCATATAATTTAGTCTCTTCTCCAGACTTACCCTTTATTTCCAAATGATTTAAATTTCTATTCTTTACAAATTCAGCAATATTAACATATTCACAATCTATACCATTTAAGGCCATTCCTTCAACAGCTTGTTGAATTCTAATGTGAATATCAGTACCACTATTGCAAATTCCAACGAGAGTATAACTAGACTTTTCTTCATCTAAATCTTCTCCTTTAATTTGATAATAACTAGCTCTTATGCAATTCATCATGCTTGGTTTATAAGTCTGACTAGGTTTATGTCTATTTTTTTCATCTGTCATTTCAATAGACCTCTTTAAATCATATAAAAAAGATTCATTTACTGGCATATCAGTATTTATAGAATCTAAAAGTTTTACAATATTTTTAAAATTACCTCTTCCCGTAATAATCACCTCATATTATAGTAAGAGCCTTATATAAGACTCTTTATTAATTATATTTTAAGTTATTTTTTATTTAATCTAAATAATTAATTATTAGACTTTTTATTAATCGCCTTTTTTAATTCATATAGTCTTTTTGGTAATACAACTGTTGCATTACAAACATCACAACATCTACCAAAGTTTTTTACCGGTGCAGGATTATTTCCATATCCAACTGTCTGTTTACCACAAATTACACAAATATAAGTATTCATAACAAATCTCCTTATAATTCCATTTCATATGCTTTTAATAAAGCAAGTACGGTTTCAAAACCAGTTTTTTTACCATCATATTCAGCTATTTGCCAATCATTATTTAACTTTTTTGCAGCTTCATAAAAACGATCAGTTTGCTTAATATAATCATTAACTCTGCTCTGTAAATCTTTTAATAACTGTTTCTTTGTCATCTTATTACCTCCGAGTGACTAATCATCACTCACAATAATATTATATCAAATATTAAACCCTTGTAAATAGCTAAAATTAAAAAGTGACAAATTAAATTGCCACTTCAAATTTTTCAGTTAAATTAGTTGCTTGATAATCTATTAATTGAAAATCTGTCTCTTTAAAATCATACCAATTTTTAACTTTAGGATTTATCCATAATATAGGAGCAGCAAATTCTTGATTATTACAAATTTGTTTTGCTATATTAATATGTCGATCATAAATATGTAAATTATTTACTAAGTGTACAAATTCTCCCGGAATATAACCACAAACTTGTGCAATAGCACATTGTAATAATGCATATTCAATACAATCAAATCCACCAGGAGCCGCTGCTGCAAGTAAATCGCCAGACCTTTGAATTAAGGTTAAATTAAGTTTTTTATAATGAGTATGGTTATTTGCTGGCGTTACATCCCATATAGTTTCATATACACAAGGAGCCAAAGCCATATCTTTTAAATCATGCTGATTCCACATAGTAGTAATAATTCGTCTTGATGCTGGATTATTTTTTAAATCATAAATTAAAGCATCAACCTGATCAAGATAAATCCACTCATTATTTTCTTTATGATGTGCAAATTTTTGTGCTAGCTGATAACCATATGTCTTACCAATTGTACCATCCGGTAATTCCCAGGCATTCCATATTTTTGCATTAAGATCAGCTACTATATTTGACTTTGCTTGCCACATCCACAATAATTCTTTTACGGCAGTTTTAAATGCTTGTTTTCTTAAAGTTAAAATAGGAAACTCTTTTGATAAGTCATATCTACAAATATAACAAAATGTTTTTATTGTATGCGCGGGAGTACCATCTGGCCACTTAGGCCTAACATCCATATCATTATCAGATATACCATTTATTAATATTTCATTTACAGCTTCCTTATAATATTTATCTGCAACTGTCATTTTGTTTTTCTACCTCTAAAGCCAACAATAATAATAAGTAATTAATAGAATCAATGCATTTTTCATCCCATTTTTCAATACTATAATTATTTTTACTTTTAACCATATCATAAATACTAATTATATGTTTTGTTAACATACCTAATAAGGCTTCTTCTGCAGATTCGCTTTGTAATGCACCGGCTCTTTTAAATACACTTAATCGATCAGCATCTAAATTATATTCTGCAGTTTTACGAATTAAAGTATCTTGAATTAAAGTTAATTTGTCTTTAATTATATTATTAAATTCAGTAACATTCATTTTATTCACCTGTTGAACCAAATGCACCATTATTTCTTTCAGTGCCTAAATCATCTACAAAATCAGCATAAATAACTGGTCTAATAACAAGTTGGCCAACCTTCATACCAGCAGTAACTTTAAAATAATTATTTGTTGTATTATACAATATTGCATGAATTTCGCCTCTATATCCGGCATCAATTGGTGAGTTACTCGCCCATATACCTTTACTAGATAAACCAGATTTACAATGAATTACTGCATCATATCCATCTGGTAATTCAAGACCAATACCTAATGGAATTGCCAATACAGAATGAGGATAAATAACTGCATCCTTTATAGCATAAACATCTGCACCAGAATCATTATAATGACTTCTAGTTGGTACAGTTTCATTATTAAAATGTATCAGTTTTACTTTCATTTTTAACTCCTTTATCTATATTAGAATAGTCTAAAATTTCTTTAAGAATATTATAATCGAACTCATCGCTTTTTGCAACTAATTCATACTCTTTTTCACCATCAGTAATTATTACTTTTTTAGGCGTAAACTTTTTTATTATTAACATATGTTTTTCCTTTCCTATAGATTTATTTCTTCTCCATACCATTGTTTACTTACAGCAACATCACATTTAATTGGCATATTTAATATCTCTTCTGCAGCATGTGACATTGTTTCAGCTAATAATTTTTTACATTCTTTAGCGTTTTCTTCTGGACATTCTGCAATTACCTCATCATGAACTTGAATTAATAATTTAAAACCAAGTTTTTTTAATCGTTCATTTGTATTTAATTTTATCATGGCATACTTTGTTAAATCAGCAGCACTACCTTGAATTCTAGCATTAACTGTTTGTCTAGTAGCATCAGCAATTTTACCACCATTATCAATAATTCTAATTCCTTCTTGTCTAGCTTCATCAAAAATTTTCTGCTTTTCTGAATACCAACAATGAGATAATTTTTTTAAATAATATTTTTGTCTTTCAATTGGTACTTGTGGAATATTTAAATCTCGACTATCATAATTAATAACATCATCATTAAGTGTAATATCATTATTCCAGGTAAATTCAAACTCGTCTAACCATAACTCATATAATCGGCGTTTTCGTCCACAAATAGTTGTAACATATCCAAGATCATAGGCCATATTTAAACTATCATCTTCAAATTTTTTAATTGCAGGGAAACCTTTAAATACACTATCTTTAATTGCTTTTGCTTTATCAACTGTACAATTTAATTGCTCAGCAATACTGGCTTCTCCACGACCATATAATACACCTAAAAGAATACTTTTTGCTTGTCTTCTACGTTCTTTACCATCAGCATTAGTAGTTCCGTCTGGGTTGAACTCTAAGCAATCTTCATATGGTACATTAAATGCTTTACTAGCAATTTCACTATATAAGTCTTTACCTTGCATAAAAGTATTATACATTTGTGAATCTCCTGCTTGTTTACAAAGAGCTGCTAATGCTTTTGGTTCTTGCTGACTAAAATCTGATGACATTAATACACAACCAGGACTTGCCACAAACATTTTTCTAATATCTTTATTATGGCTAGGTATGTTCTGCAAATTTGGATCACTACTGCTAAATCTACCAGTAACAGCGCCATATTGATTAAATTTACAATGAATTTTTCCATCATGCTTATTAACAACATTTGGTAATTTATCAATAAATGTTTTAATTAAAATTGCCACTTTTCTATACTCCAAAATTGATTGAGTTAATGGAATATTTATTTTTTCTAAAATAGCACTGCCCGTTCCTCTTGGATGTTTTTTATCAATCGGTTTTATTTTTATAATATCGTATAACAATATAGCTAATTGAGTTGGACTTGCAATATTAATTGGATCAGATAATTTATTATCAAGTATATGATTTTTATATTGTGCAATTTGCTTTTTATACGGTTCTAACTGATTATAAAAATCTTTTAACCTATCATCTAATTGTTTATTATATTTAATTGATAGCTCTTTTGCATAATTTAAATCAAATGATACGCCAGCATCTTCCATATCACAAACAACATCAACACAAGGCATTTCAATATTATGAAAAGCTAAAGCCAATTTTTTTAAATCTTCTCTATTAGAATTTAAAGATAAATATTGTTTTTGAAACTTATATAGTTCATAAGTAATAAGCGCATCATGTGCACCATATAAATATGCACAATCAATTGGTACTTTATCAAAAGTTATACCTTTAAAAAAAGCATCAAATGTAAATTCATCTTCTTTATTATCTAATACATACTTTTGATGTAATTTTTTTAATGCATTACTTTCTTCATTTTCATTTAATAACCTAGCTGCTATATAGCCATCCCAATAACATTTTAAATAAACATTAAGTTGATTTCTAATAACTCTAATATCAAAAGTTGAATTAAACATTATATTTTTTACACTATTATTTAATCTAATAAAACTATTAGCAACTTCTTCTTCATTTAATTGATTTGAATATCTAATACCAGTAATGTAATCAACATGATTAATTGGAACATAAGCAGCTTTTAAACCAGGCACATATATACACAAACCAACAATTTTATCTTCAATAGGGTCTAATCCAGTTGTTTCAGTATCAATTGATAACTCACCGGTAAGATTAGCGGTATCAAAATATTTATTTAATACCGCTAAATCTGTTATTACTTCAAATTTTAGTTTAAATTTACCTAGTTTATCTTCAACAGTACTTCTAATTAATTCTAATTGATCTGTTATTTTTTTTAATTGTACTTCAGGTGACTTTACCCTTTTAGATTTAATTTTTTTAATAACAGTAGTATCATTATTTTTACGTTGAATATTTAGTGCATCCATAATTTAATCTAAAATCTATCTGTATTTCGTCTAATTGGCGTACGTCTTACTACTCTTTCATCATTATATGATTCTTTTCTAGTTACAGTATTGCTTTCAGTAGGAAAACTACCTGTTTCTAAATAATCTTCAAGCTCTTCAGCAGTTTTATCTAAAATAAGACTTCCTAATACTGGTGTAGCCTCTGGTAAATCTTCTAATGTAGTACCATCAGGACGACCAATAGGATAAATTTCATATGTAGTATCTGTACTACCCTTTTTACCATTTCTTTCAATTTCAAATATTTGTGATACTAATGGTGTATTTTCATCTGAATATCTTGCAAATAAACTTGTTAACTTTGCAGCAAACTTTTTGCCTCTTTCCCAATATTTAACTCTATCTTCCTCGATATCATATAATGGAATATAAAGTTTTACACGCTGAAATGATTTATTTTTACATAATGGACACTTATCAATTGGGTCATCGTAATTTCTTAAACAACTTACATATCTTTTTCTACCATTTACTTCTACTTCATGAACAGCATAAGCTTCAATGTCATTAACAGTATTCCACATAATTCTTACTCTAGCAACATCTTTATCATT